AGTGAGACAGTCCCCGCCTTTCCGGGAGGATGCGTTTTATAAGCTGTCATCCCTGCCGTAGCACTAGCACCAAACGTAGCCATCGACATTTGTTGTGCTAACTTTGACCATATTGGTATTTGAGATTGAGCAGACGCAATACTTGCCGTTGCTTGTTGTGCTTGCAATGACTTTCCTAGAATCATTTGTTTTAATTGAGCGGACGCCCATTGTGCCACATAATCCATAACAGATTTAATCATTGCCTTTCCTAAATTTTGTAAAGCCTGCACCAATGTCATCGTACCTTGTAGTAATCCGCCTATGCTGTCTTTCAATGTGCCAACACCTGCCATGAGCGAATTATTCACCAATTCATCAAGGGAGAAATAGGATTCTTTTACCGCCTCGATGTATTGGTTCATCAAGTCTTTTTTCATCTCGTATGCGTTTTGATGTGCCACATAATCATCAGTGAGTGCTGTTTGTAGTGCCTCAAAGTTTTGAGTGCGTACAGCCTCTTGAATCGCATATTCAGATTCAGCACCAGTTCGCAATAACTCTTCTCGTTTCTTGTTGAATAACTCCAACTGCGATAACTCTTCTTGTCGCAATCGTTCAGAATACGTAATTTTGCCATCTTCGGACAATTCAAAAGCTACGTTTCTTTCTTTCAACGAATCAAGGTACGTTTTCTTGTCCCTGTCATTCATTTCTGCGAACTCGTCACTCATTTTTTGATATCGGTCTGTAATCTCTCGCATTGCCTCTGCGTGTTCTTGGTTCAGCTTCTCGAATGGTGATACGGAGCCAGTGGAATCAGTAGTAGCAACCTTGATATGAAAGGCAACGTCCATATCTCGAACTTCTTTCTGAATCTCTCGAACTCGTTTAGCCTCTTCATATACTGCTTGCTCTCGTTTTTTGGCATACATCTCATTGAGCATTCGCAAATCTTCATTGTAATTTGCGTTTTGCTCTTTTGATTTGTCCAATCCTCAAGTTCTTTCTTTCGCCATGCCTCAACTTCATCTACTTTAGTTCCAAACATTTGACGGTATGAATCCGTCATCTGTTCGTGGGCTCGTTTAGCCTCTTCGATAGCTTGTTGCAAAGAATTATCTGCTCCACCGCCTGCGGATCCACCGCCACCACCTCCGCCACTGCTTTCTGTTGCGGTTTCTGGGGTAGTAGTGCCACCACCAGTGAATGCACTCGCCATATCTCCGAATACTTCTTGCGACTTGTTAGCGAACCCCTCGGCATCGTCAGCAGATATTTCGCCAATCTGTCCAATTTTGCCTATATCTACATTGAGCACTTTACTAATTACACCGCCAACACTATTAAATGCACTTGTGAGCTTGTTTATAAAGCGAATGATTTGGTTAATCGCCCATGTGACGGTATGCACAATGCTATTCCATATAGAACTCATGGTTGCCCCTAATCCCTCAGTCGCTATCTTTGGACCAATAAAAGCGGCCGCTAATACTGCCAACAACCCAACAATGATTGGAATAGGATTCATGTTCATGACTGCATTAAGAATGCCTTGAGCGGTCGCCATCCCTAATGTAGCCCCTCTTGCTAATGCCATAACTGCTTTTAGCATTTGCATTGGCTTTACTACTGCAATAGTCGCTAAAAACATCGCTCCCATTACAATGTTAATACCAATAATAACTGCACGGTATGCTAACATTGCCAATTGGCACGCCTTAGTTACAGCTGTCACCGCCATCATTGCAACCTTTTGTACCGTCAAACCACTAGCAAATGCCATAGACGCAATTCGCACGCCGACAAAATACCCCATCAAACCTACCACCAACGTTCCATAAGTTCTAATAGCAATCGATGGTGCTGTGAATATGCCTTTCCAAATATTGGCTGATGTTGTTATTACTGAGGCAAGCCCATTGAATGCACCTTTCACGCCTGCAATCGCACCTTTTGCGACTACTGCCATACCTTGGATTGCTACCACAATGCCATCAATAACTGTCTTAAATTCTGCACTAGCCGTCATGGAAGATATTTCTTCAAGTACTGGTTGGAACGATTGGAACATCGCATTGGATAATTGTTGCCCTGCCTCTTGGAACGTCATTGGCATTTCAGCGAACTTCGCTTGCGTTTCCTCCGCACTATTAAATAAGGCGGACTTGATAACATCAGCGGTGATTTTGCCCTCGGATCCTAACTGTTTCAACTGACCTATTGGCACACCCATTTCTTGTGAGATAGCTTGAGCCAACATTGGAGCATTTTCCATGATGGAATTGAACTCATCGCCTTGTAATCGACCTGCGGCCATTGCTTGGGTTAACTGTGTCATAGCAGACGATACCTCGCCCACTTGAGCCCCCGATAATTTGAACTGCATATTCAACTGTTCAACGAATCGAATCGCCTCATCATTCGATGAAAAGCTATCTTTCGCTAACATATTCAACTTGGCCACGCTATCCAACATGTCAGTATATGAACCCCTCGACCGTTCGGAGGCTTGGTATACCTTATCCATAATGCTAGCTGTAGATTGCGAACCATCATTGATTAAGTCAATACGTGCTTTGATGGATGCGAATTTGTCACTAACCTCTGTAGCTTTCGCCCCTACAGCTAGCACCTCTTGACCAACCAATGCAACACCTGCGACCATGCCCGCCATTGGTAATGCACTAAAGGCTTTTGAGACTATCGACCCCATGCGTTTCCCTAGTACATTTTCAGCCTTATCGCCAACCTCTGCAATTGCTTGTTGTGCACCATCACTATTGCCACCAATTATGACTTTTATTTCTTCACGCATTAAATCTCACCCCCTGCGGTTGTCCATTCTTCAATGAATCGCTGTTCTTCTCGTTTCCTGTCTATTCGTGTTACTGGATGGAACGTTTCTACCACATCTTGAACCTTGATGTGCTTGCCTTTTGCAATCTGTACATTAGTAATCATGCAAGCATAATATGCGTCTTTTACGTCTTGCGTCTTAGTCGCCATCTTATGTGCTTCTACTAGATCCACGAAATCAAAGGGAACTAGTTCATCTAGTTCCCTCGGTGTCATTCGTAAATATCCGTAACAAATTGGCTTAACACGTTCTATCCATTCAACTATAGATAGGGGAGTGTTATCTCCCCCCTCTAGTTTTTTGTTTCTTCCTCTTCCTCGGCGATTTTCTTCTCTACCGTAGGTGTCACCTCGTTAGGGAATGCATTATAATAGGCTTTTTTCCCAAAGATACCACTTGCGAATAAGACTTTTACAGCAGTCATCATGATTTCCTGCAATTCGTATGTTTCGGAATCAATCAATTCTTGGATTTTCTCTGCGTAAAAATCAGCAGTACGCATACCTTGGTTAATATGTTGCATACCAATCGTATAGATTTGAATCATATCCGCCAATGCTAACGTACCACTATCGACTACACCCAAAATAGGCTTTCCAATAGCAGTTTCTAATTCTGCCAAACGTTTCACATTAAAATAAATTGTCTCATTATTGCCAAAATAGTTACAAGATAATACTTTCATTTAAACTCTCCTATGCTTGTTTCAATTCAGATAATGCACCCACACCATTTAATGAGCCTTTATAGGTCGCCACGTCATCATGTGGAGCCTCTAAGGATAATTCTGTAATGGATGCCCATCCAGTCACGTAGGACTTATCAGGATACTCAAATTTTAAATTGATTTGTTGGTCGTCAAGGAATGCTTGATTGATTACTTGCAATCCCTCATCATTCGGCATAACTAATGTGTCCAAATCAATTGACCATTCTTTTAAACCTTGCAATGTGGATTTCCATCCACCGCTACCTTTATGGGATGCGTCAATAGAATCTGCTTTACGTGACAATGTGCCACCTCGTTGACCACCTACAAGCAACCATTCCGCACCTGTAGTTTCATTCGTGCCTGTGTTTACATAAATAAAATAATTCTTACCCACTGTAGGCATTACTTGTGCCTTAGTAGGTGCTAATGCTTTTTTCTTTGGTGTTACTGCTGTTACTGCTCCATCAGCCATGTTTTTCTCCTTTAATTAATTACCAAATATCTAAATCATCAATTAATGAATATAGCTTGCACCGTATCGTGTATTGACTACCTACCAACGGTCGTATACTGTCAGCATCGCCAATTCTTCTTTCTACGACTAAATCCATCAATTGATATTTCTCATCCAACATACAATAATGTGTATCTAATTTTGTTACCCTATCTCGTAAATGAGTGAGTGCCTTGTCTACCGTTGTTTCTAACTCAGATAAACTAATGTATCCATCTTCTAACTTCGGACTATCTTCACGAATCCATGCCTCAAGGTATACCGTCACATCAAGTGTTTTGGTATCCTTAGCATTCCCCAATGACTCATCACCACGCATAAGGACTACATGACCACCAATTCCCACATCTAAGTGTCGTGGTGGAATTGCACCAAGGCTTACCTCAACATTCGAATTAACCTCGTTTATTGCCCGTTTAAGAGCCTTTAATGTTTCGTACCACATGTTACCCCCTAAATAGTTGAATCGTGCGGTAATTCGACCGTTTTCCGCTTGTATTATCACCTGTTAAATCTTCCGCGGTTAGTTTTGACTCTAACTGCTTAATGCGTGCGTCATATGTTTTGGATTTGTTCGTGTAATGGTCGTCTCCACTTTGTCCTCGGTACGGTGTACCAATCGCACCATATCCTTTTTTCAAACACACCTCACGATACGCATACATGGCTAGCAATTCACGCACAATAAAGGAGTAGGCGATGTCCTCTCGCTCTACTCCTAATTTGTTCGCAAAATAAAACAGCCATTCATAGGCTTTCGTCATGATGTCCTCGGATACCTCACGTCCTACTAACTCATCGCCTAGTCGTATGCTTTCGTATATGTCCTTATCTAAAGTTAATGGTGTAGTGTTGTTCTCCAGTGAGTTCATCCTCGATTACCTCTTTCAATGCCGTTTTCGTGTACTTCGCAAAGATGTTGCGAATGTCATCGTGCTTAGCTTTCAATGCGTCAAATAAGAATGGATCTGCTCCCGTGCCTGGATGGTGTACTACTTTAGCAAATCTAAATGCACTGCCACCTTGTGGCACCCATCGCAATGCTTTCTTATTCTTTGGGAAGATGTCATGAGCCACCGTTCCTTCATGAACAAATGGCCCATGCGGTGCTGATTGCGAATCAATATAGACGATACCGCTATTTTCATTAAACTTTACATCAATAGAACGCTCCAATTGCCCTGTACGACTGATGAACCTATGATTGGTCTGTGCCTCATCTTGCACCTCGATAGTACTAGCCTTTATTGCTTGACGTAATCGTTTTTGAAATATTGCGTTTCCGTTACTCATTGCCCTCAGCTACTTCTTCGGCTACTTCCTCAGTAGCTTTTTTTGCACGTTTTAGCTTTTCTTCACGTTCTACTGTGTAGCCTTTTTCCTCGAACCACTCTAACAAGTTTTCATTATCTGTTTCACCTACGCCATTTACGAATGTAACAGACGCAGAAATGCCGTTGTAATCTTTTAGTGGTGCATATACTTTTGCCATGGTTTACCTCCTATTTAACTTTGATATTGCGTAATACGCCTGCAGATTT